CACGCAAACCCTTGATAGTTTGCAGATTCTTGGCAAGCCCTGCACGAAGCAAACTAATGCTCATTAAGCACCTGTTCTAAGCAGACGGAAAGGATTTATTAGCTGTGCAACATCACCATCAATGTTTGCACCTACACGCATGATACCGATATCGCTTACACCGGCAACACCTAAAGGAGACTCTAAACGCTTGAACAGTCTTGAAGCCTGAATGATAGAAGCAAACTTTACAGGCTCAGGCACACTTGCCCAACCAAAAGTTCCTGTGACCTTAACCAAAGCCATGTCAGCCCAAACAGGGAATAAATAGTTGTCTGTCGCGGTTATAGCGTAGTAAGGCGAATACGCTCCGTTTGCTCTCTGATTAGGGTTCAACAACTGATAGTCGCCAGAGTCCCAAGTTGTGTCAAAGATAAGTGGATCAGTGCTTGCAGTCTTTAGTTCAGTTAAAGTTTGTAAGTCATCAATCCAGCACATATAACCATCGTTAGCTTGGTAGTAGCGAACCTCACCTGCCGAACCTGAATAAAAGTATCTGTTGCAGTATTGGTCAATCATTCTTGAAGCAGAATTTATGCTGCTCTCAATCAAAGCATCATCAATAGTGTCTGTGATACGAAGTGCAGCTTTGACATCCGCTAAAGAACAGTATCCATTTGTTACAGCCAAAATAAACTCCTAAAGTCAAGTTCAAGTTTACCCAAAAACTTAGATTAGCCTTTGAGTCCAAGTCTTAGGGGTTAAATCAGAGTCAATCTCAATAGGTAAGTGATACTCAAAGTCTTTCACTCTAGGTCTAATCCACTCAACCAAATCCGCTAACCCCTGATCTAAAGAAACAGTCGTTTTATAGCCTAAAAGTTTTCGTGCCTTACCTGAGCTACATAAAGCAACAGCAACTTCTTGCGGTCTGCCAGGCATAAAGATAGGTTCAAGCTCGAAACCTATAATCTCTGCTAAACGCTCTGCAAGGTTCAAAATAGTTATAGGCGACTCATCAGGGCCAACATTGATAACCTCACCCACAGCTTGAGGCAATTCACAAGCCGTCAAAATCGGGGCAATAACATCCTCAATAAAACTAAAACACCGTTGCTGCGAACCATCACCATAGATAACAGGTTGCTTACCCTGCAACATCCGATTCGTCATAATACTGGCAACATTCCTAAACGGATCATCAAACTTTTGTCTAGCCCCAACAATGTTATGAGGCACAAGAATAACCAAATCAATGTCGTGCACCTGAGACAGATTCTGTAACAGTCGTTCAGCTGACAGTTTTGCAATGCCATAAGGGTCTTGCGGTTTAGGTTCAAGAGTCTCATCAAACACATCACCCCAATTATCGCCATAACGAGCCATAGAAGACATGTAAACGAACTTTGGCACTCTAGCCCGAATACTCGCTGTCATGGCGTTCACGCTTATCTGAACAGTGTTTCTGACCACAAGAGCAGGACTGAACACACTCAAACCTTCATAAGCCGTACAAGCAGCATGAATAACCAAATCTGCACCCACAAAAACAGGCGTAATAGCCTCTAAATCATCTAAATCAAGGTTATAAAACTCGACACCTGCAGGAACATTCTCGACACTGCCACCCAACAAATTATCTATACCCCGAACCTGCCAGCCCTTAGCCAAATACGCATCAGCAATATGACTGCCCAAAAACCCTGCGACACCGGTAACAACAACTAATCCCAAGAGTTCACACGCCTAATCTGCAACTGCCAGCGACCCTCATCAAACCTGCCAGAATTTAGCTTGTCTTCAAAATACTTTTGATTATTTCTAAAAGTTACTTCATTACGCATACTCAACCTTGCATCACTATTGATAGTCGAACTGTTATCGTGTCCCAGCTGTAACGGCAAACGATCTACACGCAAACCCGCTTTAGTCAATCTTCGCTCATAATCGTTATCTTCAAAATAGATAGGGTGCAACGCTTCATCAAATAGACCAATTTTGTTTACTATTTCTTCACCTACAGCAAAAGTTTGATAATGCGGAAACTTATCGCACAAAGTCAAAGCATCAGTTTTAGCAGTCTTCAACAGATCTAAATCACCAGGTGCAAACACACAATCAGCTGAAGTAATAAACCAGCGAGACTCAAACGGCAACATCTTGATACCCAAGTTCCATGAAGAAGCAACACCAAGATTAGACGGCAACTCTATCCAATGAACATATATTGAAGGATTATCGTACTCAAAATCATCTTGTATCGCACCTGAATTGTTGATTACGAAAACTGTGGCGTTGACATCAATGCTTTCAAGCATACGTTTCAGCAAATCAAACCTGTTCAAAACAGGAACAATCAGTATCATTTGGCAGCCAGTTTTTTGATTAGCGGTCTCCAAGACTCTTTATACACTTTGTCTGCATCATAAGCCTGAGCAAACGCAACAGTATCAGGGAACTCTCCCCTGCCACGCTGATAAGCCTGCTCCAACGCATCCACAATCCCAGACACCAAAGGAACATTAAACCAAGTGTGTTGCCCTGCATCCCAAAACGGTTGCCCATTCACAAGATACGAATCAGGGGAAGCAAGTTCAGCCGAAGCTGCAAAGTTAGAAGTAATAATCGGCACACCACAAGCCTGAGCTTCAATCTGTGGAATACCAAAGCCTTCACCATAGTTACAGAACAGGCCTACATCCCAAGCCGAATAGATTGCAGCCAAAGTCTCTTGGCTAATTCCGTAACTGTAAGCTATCGGGTCAACCATCATCACTTTTTCAGGGGGAACACCACAAGCCTGCAAAATGTTAGGCAACACAAAGCCAGACTGCTTCCCATACGGTTCAGTATGCAAATACAAAATAACGTCATCATGCTTACTCGCAAAAATAGCGAAAGCCAACAAATTCTCTGACACCGCTTTTCTATGAATAAAGCCACCAGCCTTATTAGCAAAGTTCATGCCCACAACAAACTTGTCATCACCACCACCAACAAACTCACGACCAGACTTACCTTCAGGAAGCAGCTCAGTAGGTTTAAACAACTTTGTATCTATAGCGTGAGGAATGTATTCAGACTCCAACCCTGCCTTTTCAATCATCGCCTTACCAAACTTGCTCATAGCAATAGGCGTAACATTCGGCTTCTTCAACCAGGCTAAAACTTTCTCAGGTGCAGGCTGATGATCTATCGGAGTCCAAGAAGCAATCGGGATAGTGTCTAAAGCAGGGTTATCTAAAACCCAAACATCGTAAAGCGTAATTAGGAACGCAGGCAGATTACCGTTTTCAGCCTTCCAATGAGCATGATTTAGGGGAAGAACATCAGTGCTGTATTGGTTCATGCCACGACTGTAATGAGGTATCAAACCTGCACCAGTCTCAATCAAACTATTGACACCCTCACCACCATAGTTAGAAAGCATCGCAACCTTATGACCATCCCTAACAAGTCGCTCAATCACTTGTTTTGACTGTGTGCCATAACCTGTGTTTTGATTTAGCGAATTTGAATACCAAGAGATAGTTGATTTAGTCATACAGTCAGCATAATAGAAAACACCCCCCAAATCTGTCCTACGCAACAGAGATGAGGGGTGAAATCTAAAAGAGTTTACAGAGCCTTAGCTCGCTCCACCCTTGAACTTCTTGATGTTTGCAGTCTGCACTAGAGCAGAGTCCAATCTCCAAGTTGCTCTCCAAGTTGCCAAGTCGTTTCCGAAGGCAAAGTCGTCAGAGCGGTCAACCTGTAGGCCACCAGCGTTTCTGATGTATAGAGACTTTAGGTCTCCAACAGCAAGAGAGTTAACACCAGTACCAGGGTTTGGCATAGCAGGAGTTTCAATTACAGGAACGCCAAGAACTAGGTCTCTACGATCTTTTGAATCTCCAACCTGGAACACATAGTTACCTGCAGTGTCCTTCAGTTTACGCAGAGCTGCAATAGAGGTGCTGTTTGCAAGCATTGCGAAAGAAGGGCGGTTGCGAAGTGAACCATCAAGGCTGTAAATCAAGTCAATGACGTTATCAGCTGTGAACGCACCAGATACACCGGTTGAACCTGTAACACCAGTACCTGCAACAGGCAAGAAACCTGTAGGCTCTACTGTTCCAGTTCCGTTTACAACTTCATCAGCAATCTTGAAGCCCAAAGCGTTACCGAACTGTTCAGCCAAGAAACCAATGATGTCAACACCTGAATCAAGGATAAGTTCACGAGATAGCTGTGCTAGTGCTGAGAACTTGTATGCTCCAAGAGTTGTGAAAGCGTTGAAAGTAGGCTCTGAAGTACCAATTGAAACACCTTGACCAACGATAGTTGCTGTTGAGAAAGCAGACTGTGAAGGAATCTGTAGGTTCTCACCTGAAGCAGTGTTGATTACAGTAGCGTACTCAAGCAATGGGTTTACAAGTCTTGCAACCTTAACAATCTGGTCATAGAAACTTGTAGGCACAGGAGCACCAGTAGAAGAACCAGTGATTGCACGGAATTCGTGACCACGGATCTCACCTGAAACCATCTTGCGAAGAATCTCAGCATCGCCATTCTGTGCGTTAGCACCAGCGAAGTCAACTGTTGCTGACTGCATAGCTTCGGCAACTTTAGCTTCACGCTGCTCTAGCTCGATTAGTTCATTTCTCTTGTTGATGTCTGCAGTTAGAGAAGCATACTTCGCCTCATCTTCACCAGACCATACGCCACCACGAGCTTCAACTGAATCAATCAGTTCCTTAGCCTCGTGCCAAGCCTTAGCCTTAGCATCAACCTGTTTTGCGATAAATTCGCTCATAAGGTTTGTTCCTTTCAAGAACATAAATAAATTGGATTTTGTCGGTTTAGAGATACACTCATCGAACCAGGTTAGGTCGTACACGATCACTAACAACTTAAGTCTATACAACATATAGATACACGCTAAAAGAAAACCCCCTGGGACAAATCAGGGGGAAAGAAATTAGCTTCTTTTTTAGGCAAGCAGGAACGAGAGGGACTGCCTACCTAATAACTATACTCTAGACATCAGCAAATCAAGCTGCTTCTTCTTTAGATCTAACAAAGCCTGTGGATTAGTAACTTCAGGGTCTTTCTTTAGAACCTTACCTAAAGTGTCTGTCAACAAATCGCCTTGACGCTCAGTCAATTCTTCGCCAGACTCTAAAGCCAGCAAAGCATCAGTTAGTTCTTCGGCAGATACTCCACGCAGTTCGGCTAACTTGATAATCTTTTCGCTAAGTTCATTCATAGTTCTAACATTAGCAGTGCCATCCGTTGCGAGATATGCCGGAAAAGCGACACCTACAGAAACTTCGTGAACATTAACACGCTTCAACAAACGCTCTGAAGCACTAGCCCATTCATCGCCACCTGCAGGAATACGGAAACCAAAACTAAACGCTGTAACATCTCCACGCTGAATTGAAATAGCCGCATCTTTTCCAGCCTGAGTCATAGGCAATGAAGCCTCAACAAGTAGCCCACGCTCATCTTCAACAAGTCGCAAAGTACCTGCACGAGTCGAACCTAAAACAATGCTTGTGTCATGGTTCCACAGCAACTTAATGTCGTTGCCCTGAACTAGAGAATCTCTAAACGCACCAGGCTGAATAGTCTCAATGAACGGTAAAGGCTGACTAGGTGAATTGAATACAGCTGCATAACCACGCAAAGTCATGCCATCACCTTCAGCACGAATCTCTAAACCTTCAACAGCAATACGCTGTTCAATACCTGACTTCACACGCTCTCCACGCTCATGCAACTCTGCAACCTTAGACGGATTCACAAAACGCACAGAATCTTCTTCCATAACCTTGCTAGACAAATCCACAACTTCAGGCATATCTTCCATAGGCACAACATCTTCAACAACTACAGGCTCACCCATAGAGTCCACAATCTCACACAACTCATAAACAGTTTCAGCAAGCTTTGCAATAGTTTCTAAAGCATCACCCTTCAGACTGTAAGCCTTATCTTTCAACTCAGTTACAGAGTAATCTTCCATCTGTCTATCTTCCGTTTCCTTAGTGTTATCTACTATCAAATCTAAACCATTCCTTGTATCATCAGGCAAACCATTCACCCAAGACTGACCTGCATCGCCACCCCAAGCATCCCAAGCCACACGACCAGCAGTAGGGAAACCATCTTCACCACTGTTGAAACCTGTCGCCTGCTTATCAACCTCATGCCTAGCGAAATAACTAATCATCCTGTTGACAGTATCTGCAGACACATCTGCACCCGAAGCAAGCTGAACAGCCCTAGCCCTACCAACATCAGTAAAACCATCCCCAGCCAAGCCTTCACTGATCCACTGCAAAGCACGTTTAGCAGCAACAGCAACACCTGCAGGCGGAGAATACGAACCAGCAGCAACAGCTCTTTCCCCACCGATAGCGACACCTTCACTAATCGAAACAGCGACCATCTGTTTTATAGCCTGTTGCTTAGTTTTATGTTGCCCCAAAATAGTGCCGTCATCCTTTACAGTGTTCCAGCCTGTAGGAACTTGCTCAATAAAGTAAGGCATCCTTAGTCCTGTTTCTGAGTCATAACGCCAAGCGAATAACTACCTGAGCTAGTTCTAGCGTAAAGTGCATCGCCTGGGTCAAGGGTTATCTGCAAAATGTCTGTAGAGTCAACATGAACAGACTGCCCTGCAACCAGTTCCGCACCACCAATATAAATCAAACGATTAGCAGTATTTTCAAGGTTGTGAACAGTAACTCTTACAGGCTGAATATCTGGGGCAACAACAGCAACTAAAGCAGTCCCAACAGTGTAAGCACTCTGACTAATAGACATTATGCACCTGTCTCATAACTACCATCAGGGATAGTTGTAGGGTTCTGCAGTTGCACTGTAGGCAAGCCTGTATGTGCAATCGGGGATAAGCCTAGAGACTTCAAAACATCTTCAGGCACAAAGCCCAAAGCAATAAGTTTTTGAGCCATGTCAACTTTAGTTTCTTCTTCATTCAATGAAGCAGCCGCAATGTTTACGTTAGTCAACGGCACACGAACAACATCTCCACCTTCAATAGGTCTCATGTTCTCTTTACGCCTAACTTCATTAGTTGACAGCACACCATTCTGCAAGAGCTTCGCATAACCTTCAATGCGAGTCGCATAATCTCCACGAAGCAAGTCATCAGTGCTAAACGCCAAATACGCTGTGTCAGGTAAAAGTGTTGAAAACGCATCTTCAAGTTTCGATACCCACGGCCGAATCGTATGGCTTAAAAAGGCTATCTGCTTCTGCTCGATACTGTTGTAACTTTGCCCACCATTATTCAAACCAATCATGTCTGTAGGAACACGATACGCTCTAGCAACATCCTCAACAGCAAGTCTGCGAGAGTCAAGCATCTGAGCCTGATCGTTAGCAACCATCGTAGGTTTGAAAGTTGCACCACCAGACAAAATGCCGGTCTTATGTGCTTTACGGAAACCCTTGTGTTGTCTATCGAAACTCTTCGACAAGTTTTCTGCCTGTTCAGCTGTCAACGCTCCAGGATATTCGATTACACCATTCTGAGTAGTTCCCTGACCAAAGAAACGAGCTGCAAAAGACTCTAAAGAAATAGCAAGTCCTATGTTTTCACGCAAAGTGTCAATCGGAGACTTACCCCTAAACTCACCTGGCATCAAAATAGAACCAGAAATGTGAAGCATCTCATCAGAGTTCAAAACCTTATTACCCTCAACAGTCGAGGTATAAAACTTTTGACCCAAAGCATTACGAGACACCTGAACATTCAAAGGGTTCAAAACAACCATGTTCACAATCTCGCCCTTAGTGTCCCTAAACAAACGCACAAAAGCATTACCGTCAACCAAAAGGCTAATCATTGTTTGCTGCCAAAACGCCACACTAGGAATAGCAACATCAGGCTTAGAAACCCAAGCAGGCTTCGGCCTGTAAGGGTAAGCAATACCATCACGCCTAATGTAAGTGTCAACAGGCAACGCAGAAACAGTGTCGCTAATCAAAGACACACAAGCCCAAACCGCGTTAACAGTAAACGAAGTGTTGTAATCAACAAACGCTGAAGACTGTGTCTCATACGAAGTTAGATCACCTGCACCCCACAAGCTCTGAAACGAGATAGCCCTAGACTCACCTGCAAGATTTCTAAGCATTACTTGTCACCCTTATCTAAAGCCAAACCAAACAACAACAAACCAACACCAGCCAAAACAATACCTGCAGGAACAAAAATAAGTCCTGCCCCAACAGCAACAACAGCTATACCAAGTGCCTGCAAAATCGTAGGTAGCAAAATCATCCTTAGAACGAAAAGAACTCTGGCAACGCCATCGTTTCTAGTTTACTTGTTGCTCTATCATAGGCGATAACAAACGCCACACCAGCATCAATTTTGCGAGGCGAATTACGACTCTCTTTGACGATACGTTGCCCAAGATTATCTATCTTCAAAACACAGTTATCTAAATGCCTAGCCAGCAACGGATCACCATCATGCGTCAGGGTTGCTTCGGTTACTGAGTCAAACACTTTCTGGCAAGCCCCAACCATACGCCTAGCTGAAGTCGAAGGGAACTCAACAACAGGCAACCCCAAATCTTGCAGCACAGCCATAGATCTCTGCCACCGGAAAGGGTCAAAAGCAAGCTCTTTCACATTCGGATGAGTCTGGCAAAAGTCAATAAGAGTCTGCTCAACTTCAAGCGTGTCAACTCTCCAATCATCCAAATCATCAACCTGCTTCTCCCACGCCTTCACCAAGAAAACGTGTGGCTTATCATCACGAGTCTTAGGAACAGTGACACCCACAATCGCAGTAGTATCACCACTAAACGAACCATCAATACCTAACACAATCTCAGCCAAGTCATCAACAACAATGTCTTTATCTGCAAGCGTGTCCCACAAGCCTGCAGGCAACCAAGCATTTTGTGAGCTAACCCACTGATTGCAACGCTTAGTTCTAAACTCTGCTTCAGGAGTACGCTTCACCATAGACTCAAAATCAGCCTTAGAGTTCAAATCACCGTAGCCAGGATTAGCCAGCATCCAAGTGCTTTCCAACTTATGATCTGCATCCAAAGGTGCTTCCCACCAAAACATTTTGAAAGTCGGGTCAATAATTTCGCCCCTAGCAACCTTCTGCCCATATTGATACAACTGATAAGCAGTCGAATCTTGACCTGTAGAGTCTGACTTCACCCCACAAGTCGTAGTTGCAAGCATCATCGGTTGCTTTCTGGAAGCCATAGACAGTTGCATAACATCCCACAATTCACGATTAGGCAAAGCATGAACTTCGTCAAAGATTACAGCTGAAGCGTTTAGACCTTCCTTAGAATAGGCTTCCGCAGATAAGACTCTCCAAATACTACCTGTCGAAGGCACTTCAATAACATCCCTGTAAATGTTGCACATCGAAGCAAGTTCAGGTTCACGCTCAATAATCTTTCGAGCATCACCAAAAGTAATTCGTGCCTGCTCCTTCTCAGCTGCACAAGAATAAACTTCACCACCATCATCACCATTGAAAAGAAACCAGAGTCCGACCCCTGTCATCAGTGCCGATTTACCCTGTTTTCTTGCTAAACCGATTAGTGCAGTCCTTGTAGCAAACAAGCCATTCTTATCCAACGCCAAAGTCTCAGTCAACAACTGTTCCTGCCAAGGCCGTAACCTAATCAACTCACCAGCATTACCGGCAACAGAATCTTTAGTGAGAGTGACAAAAGTATTAATGAAGTCAATAGCATCAGCACCCTTAGACCCATACTGCAAATCCGTAGGGGTAAGCCAAGCAGGCGGCCAACTACTGTGAGTCAATTACAATAACCTGCTCACGATGTTCCTGACGTTTACGCAACTGCTCCATCTTCGACTCAGCCTTAATCTCAGCCAAACCCAACTTAGAACGAGCATCAACAGTCAAACCAAGCAAACCCAAATTCTTTACAACAGCACTTTCCAAATCCAAGAGCTGACGATGAACATGAAAGTCATCAGGCTTCTCAACAAACATACGCTCCAAGACAACCTGACGATCTAACTGCTTACAAGTCAGCAACAAAAGTTCAACATCAGTCTGCGGACTAATCCAAGTTTGCCCTGCACCAAACACACGATTCCACAACAAAGACCCAGCCCAATCCAAAGGTTGATGAGGTTCAACCCTACCTATAGGCAAAGAAATAGTGTCCTGCAGCTTAGGCAAAGGCCGCTTACCAGGATTGCCCAAAGCACGTTTCACTTCAAGAGGTTTAGCAGGATTAGCCATGACTCCAGCCTACTTTAGATTAACCTGTGAAATGCGACTAGCCACAAAGAGA